TACGATTATGGGTGTAAAGTACGCAACTGAAAAAGAATAAAGATGAGTCCTCAAATCATAGATAAAGTTAATGTGGAAACTTACTATGATGTATTATCCATACCATTTGATAGGGAAGTATCAGAACCACATCATATCAGTTCTATCGTAGATTTTAAGACCCTAAGAGAAGATACACAAAATTTTTTATTAAAACTACCCATCGTTCAGTTCACAGGCAATTTTAAGGCAGGTGGCTTGGATTCTAAACAACGATTGTATCTAATGAGTAGTATGAATGATATCTTCTTCGTAGACACCCTTAAAACGAATTATGCTAAGTGTGTAACCAAACTAATTAATGTTCCTGATTTAAGTGGAAAAGAAGTTATTGAAAGAACGGATGAGCATAGAAGTATTAAACTAATTAGAAAATCTGAAAGTTATGAAGTTACCTATAATGAGGTGGATTATGTAATTGAAATTACCGAAGAGGGTAATGGAACATTTACCGGGATTATGTATGGGGATAACTTCGTAATGGATTATATGTTAGAAAAAGATATCCTTGAGTACTTCTATAAGAACAAATAAATCACTTTTTAGTTTATTGATATTTATATATTGAACACAATATTGATAAACTAATTATGTCAACAGATTTCGAATTATTCCCAGGCAAAAACCTAAGTGGGTTGTTTGAGGATATCTACAATAACCAAATCAATAAGAAAAAACATATTTCTGAGGTAATTGCCGAATTAAGAAAAATGGTAAGACACGCAGGTGATATGGGTGTATTGGGTCCGATTATAAAAGACTTAATAGACACTTCCGTTCGTAACGATGACCAATTGGTTAAGTTAGCAACTATCGCACAAAGAATTATAGCATCTAACCAAAAATCGGAAGGAGAAACTGGATTCCTTACTGATGCAGAAAGAGAACAATTACTTTCAGAGATTGAACAAGTTCAAGATGATATAGAAAGAATGGATGATATGCAGAATGAAATTGAAGAAGTAAAACAAAAATTAGAAAAGTAATATAACTATGGGATTGGAATCGGGTAGAGTTAGTGTTACTAATAGATTATCAAATAATATAGTTAGTAAACCAAAAGCAAATCAAGGGGTGGTTTATCGTGTTATATTAGAAGAAACCGATGAAGTACTTAGGTCTAAACACATACAAGGAACTTACGCGATAGGAGCAATACAGTTTAGACTACTAAGTGATAAAACAACACCCGATGCACTACTTCCATTTGCGTTTCCTGTAAATAAAAATATTAACACAATTCCTACGAGGAATGAGATGGTTTTTATTCATGAGAATGATGGTGATTATTATTATACAAGACTTGCTGATGAAGCAACCCCACTTGTAAATGCCCAACCAAATCTAATTAGCACAAAATTCCCATCGGATAATAAAACAACATCGGGAAATGCAAAGACTTATAGTAATGTTCAAAAAACAGGAATACCAAGGTCATCTGGAACAAATTCTCAAAGTTCATATGATGGTTATGGTGACTATTTTCAAATTTTACCAAAAGGTAGTATAATACATAAATTAAAATTATATGAAGGTGATACTGTTTTAGAAAGTAGATTTGGTCAATCAATTAGATTTAGTGGTTTTAATAACTCAGAAAACTTATTTTCACCAACAATCATAATAAGAAATGGAGAAAATTCAGAATCATTAAAAAAGACAGTATCAAGTTCAACCGAAGAGGATATTAATACAGATGGGAGTATTATCGTACTGAGTAGTGGTGAAAAAAAATTAAATTATACATTACCAACCACCAACAAATATGAATCATTTTATGATTACCCATCAGAATTAAAAGGAAATCAAATATTATTAAATTCGGATAGAATTATTCTTTCAGCAAAAACAGAAGATATGATACTTGTTGGTAAGAAAAATATAGGTATGATAACCGATGGAAAACTTTCATTAGATGCAACGGGTGGTGTTAATATAACGACTGAAAGTGATTTATTTATTGATACAAAAAATACAACACTTAATATTGATATTGGTAACGGTAAGATAAATTTAGGAACAGATGGTGAATTAGATTATGCCTTAAAAGGAAATGCTCTTTTAGACATACTAAGAGAATTTATGGAAATTGTGGGTCAACAAATATTTGTAACTCCTGCTGGAGCAACCGCACCTGGTCCGACTAACAACCCAAGGTTAAATAAATTAATTACAGAATTAAATAACGCATTAAGTAAAACGGTACAATTAAAATAATGGCAAGTATAAAGGACATAAAGAATTTAGGTGGTGGTATAAAGGACACATTCGGTTCTGCTAAAAATGTAGTTGGTGATGTTTCTGATGTGACTGGAAAGGTTGGAGAGGTTGCGAGTTCAGTACCAACAGAATTACCCGAAGTACCCGAAGTACCCAAATTACCTAAAATAGAAAAACCCAAGTTACCCAAGTTACCTAAAATACCTTTACCAAGTTTTCCTAAAAGAAAAAAACAAGAAGTGGAGCAACCACCCGAAAATCCTAAAAAGAAAAAAGGATTACCAAAACCACCTACTCCACCAAACTTACCACCAATACCTGAAGTACCATCGGTTCCTGATATTCCAGATTTACCGGAGTTACCTCAAGTACCTAATGTGGATTTACCAAACATTCCCAATCCAACCGATTTAATTTAATTAAAAATGTCTTGGTCTTTATTCAAAAGAAATATATTAAGAAAAACAAATCCAGTCAATAACCCTACATTAAATGTAAACGAAGTTGCAACGATTTGGGCAGAAGAATATGAAGCAGCAGTAAAAAGGGGTAGGGACTTTATAAATTTGGAAGTTATACAAACGGGTAACTTTGAAATAATGAGAAATTTATTTAGAGCTGCTTTATTAAAGGGATTAACAACTCCACCCGGTACACCATTCTCTTTAGTAAATGAATTTGGTAATGGTGTAAAAGCATATTGGGCAGGAGCACAAATGAGACCATTCCCAATACCATTAATACCTGCACCGGGTTCAATACAGAATTTACAAGTAAACTCGAATGTGGTAACCAATGTAGGTGTTTGGCCAATTTATCCACCGATAAAACCTGCGTCAAAACAAATTATAATGGTAAATATGTTTGTCCTCGCAGCAATAGTTCATTTATTTTCAATAGGTGGAATTATACAAACAACATCATTATATCCATCGGCACCATCACCAGTTCCCGCACCCGGAGTTATACCTTGGACTGGTTATCTAATTCCACCTGCAATACCTATACCGAATATTAACTTCCCATCTGAAGATGGTTCGGAACCACCGGTACTTGAAACTTCTGATGAGGATATAGTTAGTGAACTTAATCAACAAATAAATACACCTACCGAATACGAGGTAAGTGATTTATTAAATGGGGATACCTCATTACTAAATGTAATAAATGTATCTCTACCAGATGATACTTCTGAAGCATTTAATGTAGACCAATATATTAAAGACTTTAGAAAACAATTAATCGCACAACAAGTACATTGTGATTAAAAACGAAAAAACCTAAAACAAATATTTATATAGAAAGGAAAACATTTTAACAATGGATACTGACAAATTAGTAAAAGCAATACAGATTATAGTAAAGGAAGAAATCAAAGTACTTCTTCCGAGATTGGTAAAGGAAGGTGTTAAAAAAGAAATGGCAAAGTTGTTGAAAGAAAACAAACAACTTAAAGAAACTATTTCAAAACCAAAACAACCAACCTTTATGGATGAACCGGTTTCAGAAGAACCCATTCAAGTACAGAAGAAGTTTAGTAACAATCCTGCATTAAACGAAGTTTTACAACAAACTCAACCATTTAGTGCAGAACAAAGAAATACGGGAACGGGAACAATTCCATCTTATGCTGGAGCACCAACTGAAACATCTTTTGGTACAATGAACTTTGATTCAACATCAACTCATACATTAGGGCAACAAAATATAGCACAACAAATGGGTTACGGAGATATGGCACCAAAGCAAGGTTTAGGTGTTCAGACTGGAAACGCTGGATTAGATAAAGCACTAAATAGAGATTATAGTGGTTTGATGAAAGCAATCAACAAAAAGAAAGGTCCTTTTAGACCAGGAATGTAATAAATTATGGCAATAGAGTTAGGTTCAAAGATAGTTAAAGATACCAAAGAATATAGTAATTATGCTATTGGTATATCATTACCAATTCAGATTCGAAAAACTGCCTTTGAGCAAACCTTTACAACATTTGAACAAGTTAAATCGAATATAAAAAATTTACTTCTTACAAAAAGAGGTGAACGAGTTATGCAACCTCAGTTTGGAAGTGGACTTCAAGAACTATTATTTGAACAAAATGTAGATGACTTAGAAGGTAGAATACAGACAACAATAGAAGATAGTATTTCTCAATGGTTACCATTTGTTAATATAGATGAAATAGATATTGAACAAACAAATGAACTACGAGATAATAATAGAGTAAATGTTTCGATAAAATTTAGAGTAGGAAACTCGGTAGACTTGAATGAAGTAACATTCACTGCACAAGGGTAATAATTATGGCAATAACAAAATCAACAAAAAACTTTAAGAATAGGGGTAAGGATATTAAATACCTTAATAAAGATTTTGCTCAATTTAGAGGAAATCTAATTGAGTTTGCTAAAACTTATTTCCCACAAACTTATTCTGACTTTAATGAGTCATCACCTGGTATGATGTTTATTGAAATGGCATCTTATATTGGTGATTCACTTTCTTATTATATTGATGATACCTTAAAGGAATCATTAATGGTTCATGCAGAAGATATTGAAAATGTAATCTCACTTTCACAATATTTGGGATACAAACCAAAAGTAACATCCCCATCAGTAACAACCCTTTCAGTTTATCAATTGGTTCCTTCAATTGGAACTGGTATTAATAACACTTTTGATGAAACTTATTTACTAAAAATAAAAGAGGGAATGCAAGTTAGGGATGAGGATGAAAACAATTTTATAACCCAAGACGTTGTTGATTTTTCAGACCCAAGTGATAGAGAAATAACTATCTATTCAACTGACAATTCAACCGGTGAAGTTACATTTTATTTGGTTAAGAAAAAGGTAGAAGCAATATCCGCTGAAATTAAAACAGCAGAATTTTCATTTGGAGCATATTCTCCATTTAGAACTATTGAAATACAAGATACAAATGTAATAGATATTTATGATGTAAGAGACTCAAATGGAAACAAGTGGTACGAAGTTCCTTATCTTGGACAAGAAATGGTATTTACTGACTACCCAAATACTGAAAATAATGACCCAGACTTATATCAGTTCAAATCAACTGTACCTTATGTGTTAACTACATTAAAAACACCAAAGAGATTTGTTAAAAAAGTAAATGGTGATAGTACAACAACTATACAATTTGGTTCAGGTGACCCATCAGCAAGTGATGAAACACTAATACCAACTCTAAAGAATGTTGGTTTGGGGTTACCTAATTCTATTTCTAAGTTGGAAGAATCGTTTGACGCAACTAACTTCTTAAAAACAAAAACATATGGAACATCTCCATCTAACACAACAATTACTGTAAAGTATTTAGTTGGTGGTGGTGTGGGGTCTAATGTTAAAAAGGGAGTACTAACAAATATTTCAGGAATCGAATTTGAAGAAGATATACAATTATTTACACCAACTCAGTTGTCTATTTATAATAGTGCAAAAACATCGATAGCAGTTGATAACGAAATTCCTGCAAGTGGTGGTAGAGATGGAGAAACTATTGAAGAAATTAGACAAAACGCATTAGCAAACTTTGGTTCACAAAATAGAGCAGTTACTGCTAAAGATTATCAAGTTAGAACATTATCAATGCCTGTGAAGTATGGTTCAATCGCAAAGGCATTCGCAACATCGGATGGTAGTTTAGATAACAATTCACCATCATCAATTCTTGCTTCACCAAAAGCATTAAATGAGTTTACTGATTTGGTACAATCATTTGTAGACAAACCAGATGATGAAGAACCAAATAGAGAAACTATACAAGAAGAAATTAGACAATTCTTAGTTGGTAAGACTTCTAACAATAATGAAAAGAATAATCCATTTGCAGTAAATCTTTATTTACTTGGATATGATAATTCAAAAAGATTAACAACTCTTAATAGAGCAGTAAAAGAAAATCTAAAAACATATCTAAACGAATATAAGATACTAACAGATGGGATTAATATTTTAGATGGTTTTATTATCAATGTTGGACTTGAATTCGAAATTATAACTTATAAAGATTATAATAAGAGTGAAGTCTTATCTGATTGTATTTCGGAACTAAAAAGTTATTTTCAAATCGATGATTGGACTTTTAATAATACTATTAATATTTCGGAATTAGAACTCGTAATTGCAAATGTAGAAGGAGTTAGTTCGGTTCCAAAATTAAAAGTTGTAAATAAGTGTGGTGGACAATACTCACCAAACTCATATAATATAGAAGCAGCAACTAAAGATAAGATTATATATCCATCTTTAGACCCATCGGTTTTTGAAGTTAAATTTCCAGATGTGGATATTAAAGGGAGAGCAAGATAATGGCATACTATTTCCTTACAGCATCAAAAGATGCATCGGTATACTTACAACAACCTAATCAAAACTGTGGTTTAGATGAGGTATTAGAAGTTAGTAAGATTTATTATGGTAATGTAAAGGATGTATCAAGAGCACTCCTTAAATTCGATACAGTTCCCTTATCAGAAAGTATTGCTAATGGAGAAGTAACAATGTCTGAAGCAACTCTTATTCTAAAAGAAACTGAATCAGAAGAACTACCATTGGAGTTTACTTTAGAAGCATATCCAATTTCACAGAGTTGGGAAATGGGTAATGGTACTCGATTTGATGATATAACTACAAGTGGTGTAACGTGGAATAATAGAGAAGGTGATTCAACTCTAAGATGGTTACCGAATAATACATTTGAGGAAAATTCAACAGGTTCATACGAAGGTAAGGGTGGTACTTTTTATTCAAATGTTTACTCAACACAAAACTTTGAATACAAGACCAACGATGTCTATATGGATATAAAAGACATAATGGATGATTGGGTTGGTGGTGTTATTCCAAACGATGGCATTATATTAAAATTACCATTTGATAAAGAAGATGATACAAATGACTATGGTATCATCAGACTATTCAGTAAAGAAACAAATACAATACATCAACCAAAAATTAGAGTAGGTTGGGATGATTCAAACTTTTCAACAGGTTCTCTTTCAGTATTAACAAGTGAAGAATTAAAGGTTGGAATTAAAAATTTCAAAAAAGAATACAAGGTAAATACAACTCCAAGAATAAGAGTGGTGGGTCGAGAATTATATCCAATTAAAACATTTAGTTCAACAGCACAATATACCTTGAGTAATGCATTACCAGAAACAACATATTACCAAATATCAGATTATCATAGTGAAGATGTACTTGTTCCATTTAGTGATTACACTAAAATAAGTTGTGACTCTAATGGAAATTATTTTAATTTGAATCTTAGTAATTGGGAAGTAAATAGAGTATATAAAATTGAGTTTAAGGTTGTTGTTAGTGGTGTGTCTCACTATTTTGATGATGACTATACTTTTAAGATTGTAAGTTAGTATGAAAAACACCGGTCTAAAAAATGAAACCTTTGTAGGTGATATTTTGAAAAGTGGTTCTTTGGTTATTACCGAAAAGAACTCTGCTGGTGTACGTTTGTTTAGGGAATCCGATTCTCGTGATGGTGTTATTAGTGGAAAACTTACAAGACCAAATTATGATACTGCAGAATTAAAAAAATCTATTGATACAACTATATTCGAGTTAATACCAAATAGACCACCAGAAGGACCAGATACGGTACTTCGTTCGGTTTATAATGTGGTAACACAATCGGTGAATGATTTAACATTAGAAGTTCAACGATTAAATACTCAAGTCAATGATTTATCTGCTAAAGTATCTGAATTAGAAATTGTTAGTGAAAGTTTGAGAATTGAAGTTGATAATGAAAAGTTAAAAGCAAATATCGCAGATGAACAAGCAACAATTGCGAATAAACAGATATCAACAACAACAATTGATTTACAAAATGCAGTACAAAACTCAATCAATGAAGCAGTACAACGAGTATCTTTAACAGCAAGAGTTGAAGCATTACAAGAATCGTTCAGAGTACAAAAAGAATTAACCGAAGAAAGAGAAAAACAAAATGCTGCACAAAACGCATTAGAAGGATTAAATGGATTCTTCCAACAAACTGAAAATAGTGGATGGAAAATATCAGCAAATGATATTAAAGATGAAAGTAGAAAAGGATTCTATATTAATGTTGAAAATAGAGGAGATTTCGAATGGAAGAATGGTGAAAATGGTATTGCGTTCTTTAACTTCTCAACTGAAGAACAAACATTCACACTTTCAAAATCTTCGGCCGATTGGTTAGAAATACCATCCTCATTCAAAGTTCCTGCTAGAACCGAACAAAGTGCGGGTGTAACAACTGCAACATTTGCAGTATCACCTATTGGAAAAACATCCAGTAGAAAACAAATAAAAGAAGGTACTATTGTGATTAATACATCTTCTGGTGATAAGTTAGAATTAAAAGTCTATTATAGAAAAGAAGTTAAGAGAAAAAATAAATTTGATAAGAAAGGTAAATCGGAAGTATTTGTGGGACAAGATAAAACAGGCGGATAATGGCAATTAAAACATTTAAGGAAATAATAGATAATCGAGGATATCGAATTAACTCAAAAGATAGAGAAATTTTTGAGAAAGGAACTCTACAATCATTTTTTGGGTTTTCTGATTCTGATATGATTGAATTTGTATTATATGATATAAATGATAATCAGTTACCACAAGGTTTGGACGGTAAGTCAGTAAGATACATAAAACTATCTTCAGAAAATATCAGAGATTATATATTGATTCCTGAAGGAACATTATTTCAAGCATTAGAATTTCCAAAAGAATATTTTATCGATGTTGAACGATTGATTAAAGAAGCAGGATATGATAATGGTATTTTCAAAACACAAATAACTTTATTAAATAAAAGAGTTGGTTATGATAACGAAACTGAAAAACTTTGGATTAAAGAAATATCTCCATCAAGACTTGAAGTAAAGTTATTACCAATACAAAATGATGCTTCTAAAAAAACAGACTTATTACAGAGATTTAATATATTTGTAAATGGTAGTGGGTTTAGAGATGATATATTACCATATATCAGTACATTTATAGAAACAATAAACCCATCTGAAATAGATTCGTTTATTAAAAAAACTTATGGAGAGAGGTGGTATAATAAAATGATTAGTGAATTTGGTGTATCTGGATTCGATAGATTGATGACTACCATATACAATAAGTTTTCGGAAGCAATGAAAAACGAGTTTTCAAATAGAGTTTCATCTATTAATGATGTAAATTTTGGAAAACCAAAAAAAGTAAAACCTTCACTTGAATATAATAAAAAAGATGTATTCAAGATTGCACAAAAAATATTAGTAGAATGTATTGAAAGATATTTACCTAAAAGAGCAATACAAACTCAAACACAAGTAGATGAGGTGTTTGATGAAAGTTTTGATAAGGTTGGAACAGTTATTCAAAGTAGAACAAGTGATGTTACAATCAATCCTAAAAAGACTGAAATAAATGTAACTAAGAAAAAGGAAGTATCTCCCGAAGAACTTTCTTTAGATGAAGAAATTAAAAAAGAAGTTCCGAACGAATTACCAATTCCTGAATTCAAAAAACCAAATCCACTTAAAAGAAAAAAAAGAGGTGGGTTGTTTAGTAAATTCAAGTCAAAGAACATATCAAGACAGAGTTTTTCGGATAGAAGTTTAAGAAATAGAATATTATAATGCCTGTACCAGTAAAAGACATACAATTTGACCAAATAGGTACACCTGAACAGGGTGATACTTTTATTAACGATGGTCCATCGGGAGGTGGTGGAGGTGGAATACCTACTGGTGGTACTGGTGGTGG